GAATCGCGCTCGAACGCCGCCCCCTTCTGTTTTCCACCACCTGCACGCATTTTATATTTTTTCCAAAGGCCACAGCCACGCTACTTGGTAGCCTAAAGTAAAAGGCCGGATACCAAGTTTAGCCATGAACTCGGCAACATACATAGCTTTTCCACGTATTCGGAAATCAGGACCCATAGGAGAATCATCCACAAATACAATTGAGTTCCTCCGAAGGTTAGGCATTGCTGCCGTCAGTTCAAACAGGCAATGCATGGCCGCATCGTGCGGGGCGTTCATGTCTAGATCAAAACTGTCCAAGTAGAGGACATCAATCATGTTCTTATACGTGGATAGGTAGAGGACGCTATCACCTTCATGGATGTCTGACCAAACATCCAATTCACAAGCGGTCTTGGCTAAGGCTACTGCCTCCTTGTCCAAGTCAACTGAGTCGAAATTTCCTTCCCCCTTCCACTTGCGGTACTCATTCCAAATTATTGTGGATTGGCCATCACCGGCCCAATTGTCTGCCTGCCGCATGCAGCCGGTTTCAACAATTGCACCGATGCCTGCGTGTGTAATGGCTTCCCGCAAGACGGCCCTGAATGTGGAGGCACGCATCCCTAACTTTGGGGCGAACTCACGATCAAACCTTGTGACAAAATCATTCAAGGTATCATCCCTCATTTAATACTTCCTACGCTTTGGAATAAACGTTTCTTCGATTTCAGCCCAAACCTCTTTGACAGCGGCGGCAGCCCGCATTCTCTCTGACTTGTAGCCTGCCGTATCCATGCTGGCTATTTCTTTGATGTAGTCCTTGTACTCGGTAGCCGTAATGTCGATGGCATTGAGGCGGTCAACTTTTTTTAGCCAATCAACACTGGCTTTCAGGTCATTGATCCCGAAACCAAATTCAAACTGGAACTCACATTCTCTGAATGGGAGACCCACTTTGTTCTTTTTCACTTTAGCTCGAAGTTCAATGCCGTAGGGGCGCTCAACCTTGTTAATGGTGCGCTTGATAATGCCGAGGTGGGCAAGCCAAAACACTTGGGACGCATAGAAGTCCAAGGCGCGGCCACCGCTGCGCTTGTGCTTCTCACCAAACATGGCACCGATGTTGTCACGTACCTGAGATACTATGAACAATAGTACATTTGCCTGTTCTTGCTTCCGTGTAATCTTGCGGAACATCTCGCTCATCTTTTTGGCTTTGGCCGCACCGAATGATCCCTTGTCAATGTCACGGGCCATTTCAGCTTCGTCTGACAAGGCATCCATGGAATCAAGGACATAAGCACCCGGCTTGCCTGCCTTTTTCTGTTTATCGCAAAAAGCATCAAAGTCGTCATAAAAATCTTCTACCGTGACAAGAGGGTTCTCACGATCACCGAAATCAATCTGAGCAATTGGCAGGCCCATGGCTTCAGCGTAACCGTCATCCCACGCGGCTTCCGTCTCACGGTAGGCAATGGCCCCTTCAGGGCATTCCATGCCAAAGTTGATCATGAGCTCCGTAGCAGTGCCTGTCTTGGCGGTGCTTTTGTCACCCACCACGTTGACCGTGCGGCCCAATGCATATCCACCGCCCAAGGCGCAGTCCAAGACTGCGCATCCGGAACTGATGAACCTGATGTTTTCTTTTACCGAAGTAAAATAGGAATTTGTCGGCTGTTCAACCTGAACACGTGTGCGCTTGGCCATCACTTCCACATTCTTATTGAGATTTCATCGAACTTTGCGCTGATCTGGTCATAGACCCAAACAGCGACGTGACGCGGCCATGTTAACAACCACCACAACACAGACCATGGCCAGAACATGATCCAACTCATGATCCTTGTTTTATAACAGGAAGGTTTTGGCCTAGTTGAGCGCTGTTGCCATTCGTTGCCGAAACATTTTATTGCTTCCGCTTTTTTGTACTTGACCAAATCCACCCATTTCTTAAATGCCCATACAGCACCGATGCAGGCGTAGCATATGACCGATACGGATAGCAGCATCAATTTGTCTGCCAAAGTGGCATGGACGAGGACAATCACGTAGATGATTGTCAACGAGGTCATTACCCATGCGCCGCCATACCATCTATCATCAAGAGCGGCTGCGAACAGATCATAACACCCTACAAAGAGGATGATTGCCCAAAAAGCAAAACCGTCAAATGCAAATATCTCCAATTTCTCCTCCTAACCAAATTTGGGGGCTTGTTTATAAGCGATTTCGTGTTGGGCTTTGCACACGGCGGTGAATTGCTGAAGGTTCATCTCAACATCCACCGCCATGACTGCCGCCAATTGACTGAACGCTACCACGCTCATCCGTGAGAACAGCATTGGGTCTTTGCCATGCTCTGCGTACAAACGCTTCCATGTTTCTTGGAGTTCAGTAAGCAAGATGGAAGTAAGCTGGTACTCAGGGCTTTCCTGCCCGTTTGATTTTACTGGCGGCATGTTTGGCCCTTAAAGCGTCTTCCCAAGAGTGATACCCTGCCCGGCTTATTATACGTTGTTCACGTTCCCAACGCTTCCATGGGAAATCATCATTCATGATTTCTCTGAGAGGGCGTGGGTCAAGGACAATTGGGTCCTTGCCCGCACGCTTCAGTATTTCCAGTTGGCGCTCAGTCGTCGTCGGAGCTTTGACTGCGACGCCTCGCAGCTAGTTTTTCCCGGAGTGACTTCGGTTTTTCATCATCATCACCGCCGTCGTCATCACTCTTCCCACGGCGGCTTCTCGTAGGGCGCTCATCCTCCTCAGCCTCCTCTTCAGGATCTTCATTTACCTGTGCGCGCGTCCTGCGGGGTGCCGGTTCATCATCCTCGTCGTTGCGGCTTTTGGTTGAATCGCCACGGCGTGACCTTGCGGGTGGGTCATCATCGTCATCTTTGGCACCACGGCGACGGTTATCGTTATCACCGTCAGCATCACCGTCACCGCTATCATCGTCATCTTCAACATCACGCCGACTCACTGCTCTACGGCGCGAAGGCTTTTCTGCTTTCTCAGCATCGTCAGGATCATCATCGTCCACCTGTCGGCGTGATGCCTTGCTGCGGCTGGGTTTCTCATCTTCATCCGGATCATCTCCGCCATCAATTGGCTTTGAATGCTTCCGGGTACGTTGCGGCTTTTCCTCGTTTTCACCATCATCCTTTGCTGACTGGCCCGCAAACTGCGCCTTAATGTGGTCGTAGCTGTAGAAGTTCAATACATCAGGCAGCGGGTTCTCCTTAATGAAATCAAGCCACTCCTCTTCAATGCCTTCGTCCTCGTGAATGCTGGACGGATCCATGAGCTTCATGCGGCTTGGGTCGTACTTGGTATTGAGTTGGGAACCTTCCCGGTAGAAGCGGATGTCACGGCCCTCAACCGGATGATCGAGCTCAATAACGGCCTTGGTATCCTCGTCAATGCAAAGGTTCATCAGGGCCTTGTCAAAGGTGAAAGGCGCGGCCCACAGCAACGGGCCCTCTTCCTCATCCATGCGGTCAATGATCCAGTACAAAATGCGCTGACTTGTCTGGAGCTTTTTGGCATACTCCTTGTCACCCTCATTGAGGGCGTCCCGTCGCGCCTCAGCAAGCGGGTCATCGCCTTGCCCATGCTTGCTCAATGAGAGGTACGATTGATTGTCTGGGCCAATGCCGTAGTTGACAAAGATATCAAAGCCGCAATGCTTGGCACCTTTCCAAGTGGGCGGAAGGATCCTGATGCGGTTTTTGCCCTCTTTGGGCTTCCACTGTTTGAACTTCGGCTTGAACAGAGTGTCAAAGTTGCCACCACGCATGTTGGCGCGCTCTTTGTAGGCGTCTGTTGACCGCCGCTGATAGTTAAAGCCGCGCTGCTCTTCCTTCCGTACCATTATGGACCTTTCTCTATTTCCATGTGAAGCTTGTTAAGCAACTCCTCCTTTTTGGCAAAGAAGGAATGTATCCAAGAATGCCCTACCGCACCGATGGCTGCGGCCGTAATGACAATCAATAGAACGAAGTCAGTGAATCTCATTACTTAGCCTTGGATGCCCTTGCATTAGCTATACGGGCGCGGTTAGCAGCATATTGAGAAGCTTCCTGCGCCTTCGTAGGCTTCAACGAAGCATCTTCAAAGTAATTGGCAGAATAAAGGGTTACCAAGTCACGAAGCATGTAGCTTCTTTGCTGAAATGCATCCTTGAGTGCAAGAAGTTTATCAGCCTTGGTTTTGGCCACAAGCCACTGCGTAAAAGCCTTCTCATGCTCATCGCTGGTCTGGACAAGTTGTGCAACAGATGCATCCGTGGCGCGCTTACCATCCTTGCTTAGGTGCTTCCGCCACCTTTGAGAAAGGTTGGCATCTGTATTTGCGAGTTCTTCCTTGGCTGCATCACGCTCGGCAATGGCCAGCGTCAATTGCTCGCTGACTTGATAGAACAAGGATGGTTGCCGGATAACTTCGTCATCCAGCGCAAGCTTGTCTATTGTCAAGCCCTGATGCAGCTCTTCGAGAGAATACGGCATTACTGTTCAGTGAATATTCGGACACTTGGCAAAGACGCCACTTCGGGCACACTCATTTGAAATGTCACATACCGGGCCGTCTCAGTCAGGGGGTTGATGTCCCACAGCGGTTGCATTTTCTTCAGAAGATCGGCTGGGGTACCGTCATTGCTACCGTGGATCAGGTAGTTTCCTTTGTCATCGTAAATGATCACGGCTTGAACCATAAAATTCTTACGATTGCTGCCATCTTTCACGCCTGCCGCTTCAACAATCTCTTCAGCACTCATTTCTTTTTTGTGATCTTTCATTTGTCTAACCTCATGGCGATGCCAATTGAATAGAGGAGGGGTGCAAGCTTATCAGACTGAACATACGGACGTGAAAAAGCTTCCACTAAACCCAATAATGGGATGGCAGCCGCCTCCTTTTTGGTATTGAGGAGTACGGCGGCAAAATAGTTCTGTAGAACTATCCTGATTGTTTCAGCCTCTTGACCTTCAAGCCCCTTAACCAAGCGCATGGCTTCTGCCCACGTGCGCTTTTGCCCGCTCACAAGCCAACGGGCTAGATCAACTATTTCCTTTTGGAACCCGGCTGTCTTGATGATTTCACGCGCTTCGCTTGCGCTCTTGACCCCCACGCACGCCTCAAGAAAAACGAGGGCCTGCCGGGGGCTTCCGGACGCTTCTTCAGAGATTATCTCAATGATTTCTTCGTTGATCGATAATTTTTCAGTGTCAATGACACTGCACAACAGATCGAGGATTTCATCCTCTTTAAGAGGTTTTAGATCATACTTGAGGCAGCGAGTAATGATGGCTTTGGGGACTTTTCCCACGTTGGTGGTGCAAAAGGCGTAATAGACGTGAGATGGTGGTTCCTCAGTGGGCTTTAGAAGCACGTCCCATGCAGCAGATGAAAGCTTATGAGCTTCATCGATAATCACAAACTTGACGGGGGTAAGCCCTACCGCTTTGTAATAGAGATTTGAAACCAATTGGCGCATATCCTCTGCGCCCGATTTGGATGCTCCGTCATATTCATACAAATTGGTTCCGACACCACCAAAAGCTGCCGCTAATAACCTCGCCAATGTGGTTTTCCCGGTGCCAGCAGGGCCGCAAAACAGGAACGTATGGGCGCGATTGTCTTTTACTACCCGCTCAAGGGATTTTACGATCGCGGCTTGCCCTAGGACTTCATTGAACGAAGTCGGGCGATATTTCGTATGAAATGAACTCATGGGAAAAGCTTACGGCCCAATGTGAGACGACTGGGCGTGCTTGCCCATGGGGATTCGGTCACAAATTCATAATCCTTGAGTATTTCCTTGGCCATCTCACTTATTCTTATATCTTTGTTGTTTAATTCCTCATTGAGTTTTAGACGCCCAATTTGATTTTTCAACATGGTTGAAACGATGTCATCCTTGCGTTTGGTGCGCAAGCGGCTCAGCACCTTTTCGTACTGCTTGACCAACCTCTGTGATTTGAGGACATATGATCTGCTCTTTGAGATCTTATCATCAAAGAACGCGACACCCCCGCCGACTAAATCTAGACTGTCCATGTTGGTATTTGATGTTATAATGGCATCAATACTCTGTACGAAAAATTCGGCAACTCGCTGCATGGCAATTGCCATATCATTGTCGACGCGCTTTTCGTCTGATACGCCGTTTTGATCAAATTGAAGGCGTAATTCGGGGTCGAGCAGCGTGTCAGCCGCTCTTTTCACCTTGGCAAAGGCCTCTTCAGTGCCACCCAAGTCCGGGTGATTCTTACGGGCCTGCCGGTGATATGCCTTTTTGATGTCGTCAATTGACGCATCAGGTTCGATGCCTAATACGTCATAGGGATTATCTTGTGGTGTGCTCTTCAAAGCTCACAGCCCCTTTATTGCTTCATCTAACGCATTGAAATGTTCAACATTGGGCAGGTAGTGGAAAACATGCTCGCCTTTTTCACCGACGATAATCAGCCGCTTTCCTGTCGCAAAAGCGTAGCCAAACTCCACGTGCCTGCCACCGCCAGTGTGCGCTGTGTGCGGCGGTAGGGTAAAAGCCATGATCGTGTCGGCGTAGTCGATGTCAGCAATGTCCATCAACGCGGCTCTTTCACGTGACATTCCTTCTTCATCGCCATTTATCCATCGCGATGTTACGGTATGCCCGGCTGCTTTAAGCTTTTCAGCAACCTCTCGCATCTCAATCATTTGGCCATATGTGGCTGCAAGGTAGATGTTCATTTTAGCAGCCTCCTTCAATATCTTTCCACAGTTCAGAGATCACGATGGCTCCAGAACTTGCCCAGTTCCTCCATCTCAAGCCAGTTTGACCCAATGGACGCACTGACTGACAACGGAACGTTCACAAAGCTATACGAATCGTCCTTTACAACTTTGCTTTATTCCTTTTATGACGAAATCTGCCCAATAAGGCATCATAGTAATATGATGTTTTCAACACTGAAATTGAGGGCGGAGGCTTTAGTTTCATAGGTCTCTGTGGCTCCAGAATTTACCTAACTCATCCATCTCAAGCCAATTTGCGCCCAAGGAACAGGTTACACTTAGCGGAACGTTCACAAAATTGTATGGCGGTGTGAGCATAGTTCTGTAGATGGTCTCTATGGCTTCCTCAAGAATTTTTGGTTCGTCGGGTATGACGTAGCTGAGGTCGTCATGAATGTTCATTACGGGGTGCAGCCACCACTTCCCACTGTCAATTGCAGCAATAGAAAGGCGCACCATAGCGCGGCATACAATGTCACAAGCGACCGATTGAATCGGATAATTAACGGCTTGGTTTTTTGTAAGAGGATAATGACGGCGACGACCTGTAGGAGACTCAACAAAGCCGCTTTCGTAATAATCATTCATCAACCTCCGTTGCCAATTGAAAACACCGTGGAAGGTGCCTCTAAATTCATCCATAAGCTTGTTAATTGGCCCAATTGGGGCATTCAGGTAACCGGCAACAGATTCATTTTTGGCACCAAAAAAGGCGGGAAATACGAGTTTGTTTTTGATCAGACTGCGGAACGGTTTTATGATTGCTGGATCTTTGATATTTTCCAGTCCATTGATGAAAACTGGATAACGTTTCGCAGCCTTAATGGCCCATTCCATGTGAATGTCGTAGTCTTCCCAGAGAGCTTTAACCAGCACCTTATCTCGCGTACACATGGCCGCTGTGCAGGCTTCCAACTGGCCGTAGTCAAAGGCCACAAAGACATAGCCCTTGGGGGCTACAAGCTGCTTACGCACCCATTTGTCATGCCTTGAAGGCCAATTCTGTTGGTTCGGTTCATCGGAATTGTGAGAAAATATGCCACACGCTTCATAACTCGCATCATCTTCAACTGTCAAGTCAAATACTTCGCTGCTTCCGCAAGCCTCAATTTTTTCAATTGTAATGACTTGCTGTCCTGACGCATTCTTGAGTGAATAGCCCTGTGCCCCCTCTTGGTGACAAGCGCCAGATTGTCGGGATGATTGTTCGCCGTGTCCCCATCGATGTGGTGTACTTCCCATCCATTCGGAATTGCTGGTATCTTCAACTCTTCCATAACCCTTACGTGATGTACAAACTTGCGCTTTCCTTTGTGAAGGATTGTAAAATATCCTTTGTGATCGCTGCAAGTACCTTTCCAATTGGGGGAAAGATCCCCAACCAATCCTTTCATTGGATTTTTTGCCCCGGTCTTTGAGGCCGAATATCTCAACGTTTTCAAAATCCTCAATTCTGCTTTTGGAATACAATTGCGGGTCACCCACCAAACATTTGATTCGGTGGTATTTAACCGTTTCGCTATTTCCTTGACCGAAAATATTTCCTTTGAACGGTAAAGATGCAATACCCAATCTCGATTGGTAGCGACTGCTACCCACTTTTTTGAATAGACCATAAATTTCACCAACGGTGTGCCAAGAATCATCATTTCCTAACACACGGTGATTTTTGGTACAAGTCAAAACTGACCCATTGCTAAGATGCACGGCGTACATGGGCTGAACACCCTTACGCCAAAGTGCAGTAACGCGCTTCCAACGTTTTTGGTGTGTCCAGACACGATCACCTAGACAAACTTGTTTTGCTTGTTTGAGCCCCTCCTCAGTCCTAATTGGCACATCTGCGCGAACACAGCTTGTGCGTCCGGTTTCAGCAAATGTCGTGTTGAAGGAAGGGTGTATCCTCGCGTCCGGCCAAATGAACGCACCCTGTCCCAATTCAAAAGGATCAAAATACGTGGATTTCTGTTTGGAGAAATTTCTGAAATCCTCAACCAACTTGGCTATAGGATGGTCGATTTTAGCAAGAGTGTTTTTGTCTGTGCTTTCCTTACCCTCATTGTTGATCAAGAGGCTTTTCTTAATCTTCAGATAATCCTTGAGGAACGTTATTAGTTCTGGCTGTGACGCAGGATTGAATTTTTGCTTGGTTACGTTTTCGTACTTCTGGACTTCAGGGGCATCATGTATTTCGCTATCTATCAGCGAAATAATAGCCCCCAGCCCCTTCCTGCCCCGATCATTTTCCTTTTTGTCAATGTCAATGCCGATTGACTGCATCAAGGCGACAGTGGGTTGCCTATCTACGGCCTCCAAGTAGGCTTTGTGTAGCCCGCGCTCTTTCAACAGTTGGGTTTGGAACTTCCAAAGCCGTAACGTGTACTTGGTATCGGCACCATTATACACAAGCGTCTCATCCAGATCAGCGTTGATCATGTTTTTGCGGTCAAGCTTGAATAGAGGCTTATAGCTCAAACCGAAATACTGCTTGACGAGAAAATCTAATGCTTGGTACGGGTTTGGTTGGAATTGTTCATCATTGCCGCCTCGCTTACCACGGCGTTCATCTAGAAAATGGGCCTGCATCATGGTGCATTCCCAAGCGTCATGGTAGATAATTTCTTTGCCAAGTTCCTTAATCAGCCACTCACACTCAAATGGGGCGTTGTGAGCGATAACCTTGCCTTCACTGTCAAACACCTCTTTTAGGGCCTTCCTGATTTGCTTCTTTTCATCAGGTTTCCACTTGGCTTTGGGGTGATTATAGGCAAACGCAAAATTCGTGTTTCCAAAGCTTAGGGCTACCGTTAGCAGGGTGGCACCCTCAGCATAAGGACGCAGCGGCCACGTTTCCAAATCAATGGCTTTCACAGGGGCTTTAGCGGCCTGCCTGAGTAGGGTCAAAACGTTGGCTAGGTCATCAGCCCCATGGCCGTTAAAGCACTGTATGACCGCCCTAGCGGCCTGTGGGGTATCAATTTCAGGTGTTGCCCACTCTGCCGCCTCAAAGGCGCGTTTAATATCAAATTTGAGGCAATGGCCAAACTTTGAGCGCAACGGCTCATCCGGTTTGAATGCCTTCTCAATGATGTAGTCAGGGCCATAGGTTGGCAGGAAGTAGCAAGCGTGATTGCCAACAGTTACGGCAAAAATCCGGCCACGCAACCCAACCATGTCACTTGAGTTTAACATCCACTGCAATGGTAAGATGCCAAGGCCAACTATTACTTTTGGCTTCGTTTCTTCAATTGTCTTCACAATGTAAGAGCGGCAACTTTCCATAGCCACCCATGAAGGCTGTCTTTTGTGCTCGTCATAGTCACGAATCACATAATCAAAACTGCTGCGGCGGACGTCAAACCCCACAAGGCGGCGCAATAGGTGACCGGCAGGGCTCTCAAACGGCCCTTTCTCGTCATCTGCCTGTTGTGGCATGTCACCAAGAAAATAGACATCGGTTTTGTCAGCCAGATCTGGCTGCATCTTGGGGCGGCAATTGTCAGCCTTATCCAACGGGCAACCCTTGCAACCGAGGCGGTTGAGGGTTTGCTTGGATGATTGGTTGGCTGCTTTGGGCTTTGAGCCAGCACCCTTTTTGGGTGAGTCTTTTTTCGCCTTAGTAAAGAAAAAACTCATGAGAGCTCATGCTTTGCCATGTATGCCTTGACCATGGCTTTAATCCCCACTGTCACGTAGCATGCTTATCCGGTTGTCGCACACGGCCCTAGATATTGTGGTCATGACATCCAGCCATGTTCGACTGCCTTGGCATTGCCGAGTGTCGGTTCGAATGCGAAAAGCTCTCCCCAACTCAGTTTCCCGTGGTTGATTTTCGCCGTCAAAGCGCGATCCATTTGGCGAAGTGCAGCCATCGCGCCATCTGCCTGCTCTTGCGAACGAAACGCGAGCGCACGGTTATGGTCGGAGGTCCATTCAAAGGCCGCCGAGCCCGTCAGAACCCGCACGGCGAGATATTTCGTCCCCGGCGCTTCGATAAGCCATCGGAAATCATCCACTTGCGGCAGCCCCTCCACTATGTGGCGGATCATCGCGTCGGCTTGCGTTGCGTCGAAAAGGTTTGTGCCTGTCGGCCAATCGTGTTCGGCCGGCGCATGAGCGTAGTTCGGCCTGCTGTAGCTAATACCGTTGTCGGGGGTCCATGGCTTCGGCAGCTTCCACATCAGGAAACGAGCGACCATGTGCTCAATTTGTCGCTTCAACATCTAGTACCTCTCAGCGTTTGTGTGCGGCAACCGGATAAGCAGGTCACATAGTGCCCATGAGCATGAATACGTTGGGCGCTTTTTCCAGAACCACACAGTCCTCATGGAAGGCTACCTGATCACAATGCACCAAGGCTTGCTGCAAATGTGCCGCACTGATGGCACACGAAATGTCAGGATGATCTTTGAACGTCACAAAATCATCCACGTCACCCATGTGGGTTGACGTTGTGAGATGGACCTTGCCTTTTCCGATGGAAATGGTGGTTTTCTGGCTTTCAGGGTCAGCCAGTACCCGCGCTCTTGAGAGAGCGTCATTGAGGGCCGTCGGCACCGGCTTGGTTTCGCCTTTGCCCGTCCTCTTCACCCACGTATCAAACGCAGGCATTTCATTTATCTCAGGCACACGCCCCCATATCTGCCATTCGTCGAATTCTGCTATCAGCCATTCATCTGAGTATTTCAGGGTACCCTTTGTCAGGTTTAAGCTTTCCCAAATCTTAATAACCGCCTGACAAAAGCCAGTCGGCAGCATGCGGGCTTGCTTGGGCTTGGATTTCAACGTGATGCGGGTCAGCATGTCGCCATTGCACGAATATATTTGGTTTCCATCCAGCCAAAGCCCCATGAGGGCACGTTGGGTTTCATCATGGGAAACCGTTTCCAGACAAACCTTCATTGCCTCAATAAAGGTCACAGTGATTGGAAGCGTATCGGATTGTGTGGCTTTGGTTGGGTCAAACAGGAAATTTTCTTTGGCAAAGAACGGTAACGCCGCCACTGTTTTGCCAAGCTTTAACTCCAGCGTGTCCCCCTTGAAAGCCAATTCAATTGCTTCGGCGGAGCTATTGCTCAACAAGCCAAGAAGCGTGTTGCCGTGGACAGCAAATGGGTCGGTACCTTCAGCCTCAGCGGGGCC